GACATCGAATGTGTGTGCTTGCTGGCAACGCTTCCCTGATGGCACACACATCGAATTAGATAGGAATGTCTATGCTGCTTGATGGACTACTGAGCATTGGAGGTAAGCTTATTGATAAGCTAATTCCTGACCCCGCTGCTAAGGCTCAGGCACAGCTTGATCTGGCTAAGATGGCACAGGATGGAGAACTTGCAAAGCTTGCTAACGAAGCAGACTTGTATAAGACAGAGCAAACCAACGTGACAGAGAGGTGGCAATCAGACAACAGCACAGATAGTTGGCTGAATAAGAACATTAGACCATTGTCGCTTGTTGCCATCTTCGTTGGTTATTTCCTGTTTGCCCTTATGAGCGCCTTTGGCTACGATGCTAAAGAGAGCTACGTTAACTTGCTTGGGCAGTGGGGAATGCTCATCATGTCTGCCTACTTCGGTGGTAAAACACTGGAGAACATTATCGCTATGAAACAAAAGAAGGAGAACACAGATGCCTCTAAGTAAAGGAAGCAGTCAGAAGACTGTCAGTAAGAACATCTCTAAGATGATGCACGAAGGTAAGCGACCACGAGCACAGATCATTGCAATTGCATTGAGCGAAGCTGGTAAGAGCAAACCTCCAAAGAAGAAGAAGAAATAAAGAAGGCCCGTCAGCATAACACTGACGGGCCTTTTTCGTTACATAAAGATGAAACTAATAGTGATTATGCCAAGATGTAGCAAGATCATGCTATTTGGCTCACCATCTAAGTCTAGCTCCTCCTCTGTTTCCGTCACATGCACCACATCGTGCTCAATTCCGAATACAAGGCCGCTGTTCCATACGAAGTCAATCATCATAATCATTCCTTATAGTTATTAACAACTGAAAAACACATAGAGATGAAGTCTTCTTGACTCATGTCTCTTTTCATAATGTTTACAAGCTTGTGTAAGATTTGAATGTTATCAGTTGTATAGTGTTTAGACGAATCAATACGATCAACAGAAGCATTCTCTCCAAAGAATACAGGAATTCCTGTTAGAGCACACTTTCTGTCTTGGGCTTCATATTGCTTTGAAATATCTTCCACAGTGATAAACACTTCAATTCCTCTGTTCTTAGCTCCGTTCTTCAACTTACTTAAAGCCTTCCCCGGAACAGCATTGCAGCCTTTCCAAGTTGCATTCAAACTTCCATTCTTAGGTGGTCGTTTCTTATTGCAGTTGGTTGTCCTACAAGACTTACAAGTTGAGCCTCTTTGTATAGCTGTAGAGAGGATGCTCTTTGATGAGAACACCCTCTCCTTACCGCACTGTGGGCACGGAAGACTAAACATTAGATTGCACACTGCCCCGCTGTACAAGCAAGCATTTGAGCGCCTTCAACATTATCAGTGTTTTCCTTGAAACTGTCCCAATCAATATGCTTTGGCATAGTTGCTTCCATTTCTTCATACTCCTCTTTGGTAAACTCCTGAAATGGAGCTTGTCGATAAGTTCCACCGTCTGAGGGCAAGAAGCTAACGCCAGTGATTTCATCAAAATGCTCCCAAACTTTAGCACCAACAATAGGCCATTCATGCTCTTGCACACTGATGGTTACGGATGGCTTATGCTCACAATAATGACGCTGATAGAGCAGCCACAACTTCAAGTGACTAACTGCATCAAGCTCTTCTCGCAGCAACGCGCCTTCTTTAACCTTAACAGGGAAGCTAAACACTGTCGTACCTTCTGGCTTCATCACACAAGGCTCTGAAGGGAATCCAGCAGCTTTCAAGAAGTCTGTCAGAGGGTCTTTATTATCACTTCGTACACGGCGAATGAAAAAGCTACTATGTTGAGGGTGTAGCCCGCTAGCAGTGCCAGTAAGCTGAGATACAGTCCCTTCAGGTTTGATAGCGGTAATTGCCACAGAAGAATTAATCCCAATAAAATCAGCGAATTGCTTATTAACGGTAACAGCACGATCTTTCAGCCTTTCTAGACGGCCCGGCAATGCTGGGTCTTCTGGGTTGTTTAACAACTTATTGTCCAATGGGCCTGTCATAGACACACCCAGCAAACGCTCTTCTTCTGTATTACGCTGCCAAATCTTACGCAGATATGGGAAGTCTGTCATGGTGGATTGGAAGGTTCCCAAGATGGTTGCCATTTCAATCTTATCCAACAAGCTTTCTTCTGTATCTTCAGGACGCACAATCACTGACGAGAGATTACAGAACTGGAAGGGACGAAGGATGATCTCTGAGCATGGATTGGTTCCCCACTCCTGCCCTGTCTCCCTACGGCCATTCTTCGCAGCTTGCAAGTCACTAGCATAGCGATTAAAAATACCGCGCTCACCACTATGGCTTTCATAAATAGTGCTCCATTCACGCATAAACTTACCAACATCAGGCTTCACATCATACACTGCTGAGTTGTTAGCCAATGCACGCTGTCCATTACCATCCCACCAGTTACCTGCCTTTGCATGGCTCATACGGTCATCAGACAGGTCAGACAAGCTAATCATAGCGCTACGCCGCACACCGCCTACAACAACCACCTCACCAATCTTACACAAGATGTCATGTGCTTCAAGAGAAGTTAGTTTACGACCAACAGCACCCTTGAACTTAGCAACAGTATATTTGAACAAATCAACCAGAGGCTCAGGGCCACTAGCACGGCCACCAAAGGTTTTCAATCGTGTACCTGCTGCACGCACAGCACTCACATCCCACTTAGGAATCTCGCCTGCATACAGCAAGGCAATAACTTGTCGCAAGCTCTTTGCCCATCCCTCTTTGGAATCTTTAACGCCAATAACAGTGTTGCTATTATACAACGCTTCTGGAACATCCGGCAACTTAGCCACATACTTCTGCCCAACGCTGAAGCCCACCCCTGTACCACAGAGGAGGATGTACATGGCTTCATCGAAGGCTTTTGGGTCATCAATGGGCAAATAAGAGCAGTTATAACCAGCAACGTTTTGTCGTTCAAGGGCATCTCCAGCAGTCATAATGGAACGCATTGAAGGAACCACTTCCAGATTGGTCACAGCATCCTGCAAGCGTGTACGCAGAGCCGCTGTAAGCACATAATTATGCTTGGTCAGCAGATGATTACCCATGAAGTCGAAATAGCGGGCCACTGTCTCAGGCCAATGTTCACGGCGACCCTCTTTGTCCAAGAAGCGGCTGTAGCGGCTCTTGCTGATGTAATGCTGGTACGGGGTCATTTCGCGTTTATTAGTCATTCAATTCCTTAATTAGTTTTTCTAGTTGGTTGTCAATCTTCTCAGCAAATGCTTCTACTAGGTCGCTGCTCTGTATGTTAAGCAATTCCAGCAACGCAACCTCATCCATTTGCTTCAAATGCTCTTTAATATTAAACAGAGAAGTCATGGGAAAACTTCTTAATCTTCGCTACAAAGGAACAGGCAGCAAGGAAATCATCCACTGTTTGTCTACGCATAGTTCCTTTTAAGTAGCTGCTCTTGATATAGGGTGTGTAATAAGTCATTTCTCGTCTTCCTGTTCAAACCACAGCAGAAACAACAAGCAACAAATAGCGTGTGCTAAATGGCTCTTGCCTGTCTCGCTGTCTTTCTTCTCTCCTCCTGCCCAGTCTGTTAGATGACGAAAGGCTGCACTGATATAGCGCTTACGCGCATCAGGGACAATCTTCCAGTTGTCATCTGCATACTTGCGCGAACCATATGTTAGCACATCTACAACATCTCGCATGGCACGGAAGGGAATGAGTTCCCAACGAGCTTTACCATCGTCATACTTAACACCCTGCTTTGGTGATACCATTGTTTCTACAATCTTGTTCCAAGGAGTGTCATCAATTTTGTCTAGAAACTTCATAGACACCCAATTAGAATTAAAAATATCACATGAATGACAAGGTTCTTCAAATACACCTCGTTTCTCATAAAAGCAGGTTTCACAGCTTTCCATATCGTTTCCCCAAGTATTCTATAGATAACATCATCTCATCGAAGCAGCCATCTTCCACCTCATTCAAGACAACAAGCCCTCGCCAATGGCGGTTACTCAGTTTGTCCATGTAGCTCTCATCATGTTGATAATAGCTTCCTGCGATTATAGCACAGATTGCTTTACCATCCGCCCTTTTGCCATAAGCCACTGAACGCCCTTGCTGATGACCAGCGACACAAGACATATGCAGTTTGCTAATAATAGCAGCAGGAGAAGCAGCAGGCCTCCCCATAGCACCAACAGGCCAATAGTGATTGAAGCCAACCCCTGCAATAAATACAGGGTGAAGGAACGCATGTACTTCCCAATCATCTTCATATCCTAAGTCCTTTGTGCTGATAAGCCCTTCCAGCATTGGGTTGTTATTCACAGCCCTGTCAATGCGGTTCTCATGATTCCCAAGGGTGAGCACCATGCGAGGCTTATACACCTTCTCCTTGTTCTTCTTCTGCTGCGCTTGTAAGGAGCGAAGAGGAGCAAGAAGCTTTTGCATTGCTTCCTTAACAACCTCCACATCCTTGGTATAGCGAAGCCCTTCGAAATACTTGCTGCCTTTTACGTCATGGGAGGATAGGGAAGGCATGTCTGCGAAATCACCAATGTTTATAACAACATCTGGCCTGTAGTCACAGATGGCTTCTCCTGCCCAAGAAAGATGCTCCAAAGGAACACCCTCCTTGACTTGGCAATCAGGAATTACCAAGATTCGCATTAGAGCATTTCCTCATTGAAAACAGGGCCTGTCCAGATTTCTGAATCAAGACGGAATTTGTTTTCTTTCAAAGCCACTTGGTCTTTGATGCTATAGCCAAAGGCTGCATTAATAAATGAAGTAAATTCTTCAAGAGCTTCAGTCCATGTCTCTGTTTCAAAAGACACATGAACAGTTTTGCCGCCATGCTCATAAGCAAAAGAGAAAGAAGGCATTGAATAATCGTTCATAATAGTTCCTTAAATGTTCTTTGAATAATAAGCGCATTGTTGCACTTTGTGAATATCTACAATAATTGGAGGGACAGAGAAGAAGCTCTGAAACTCACTAGGGATGGCTGTGTGTCGATAACAGCTTTCCTTTCGTTGGCAATCAACTGTTTCTGTCTTTCCTTTGCACATAGTAATATCAGGCATAGTTGTCCCAGCTAGTTAGTACAAAAGACAAGGAAAGAAACAACTTGCCTTCTTCTGTTGTCTTATCCACTTGAAAACCACCAGTGGCAATTCTATATGAAGACTGACTAGAAGCTATGGCTTCCTTTAGCAATCCACGAGCACGCTTTCGTAACAAACTAATATGAGGAATCTCAAAATCACCTGTCTCATGTTCAATCCAACGCCAACCCAACAAGGACATAGCTTCATGAACCTTATCGAAGTCGAAGTTGTCCATAATGTCATCAATGGTTTCCATTTAACAAGCCCTCCATACTAGGAAATGCCTTAGCAATCTCCAGTTTACAAGCATCGGCAACTTCCCGATGTTCCTTTTGTGTTGCTGCGTCACAACGAATAGCCACATAATGAAGCCAGCTACGCAGGGTTCCATTCATATACATGCGGCTCTTTGTCAAGCCCTCTGGAAGCAGCTTCCTAGCAACTTCCTTGGCAATGCCTTTATCAAGAGCTGCTTTGTACATGAACTCAGCATCATCTAGCACACGCCTTTGAGCGCCTTCCCACCAATAAGCAAGCTGTCGGTCATCCGTTTCTAGGCTGTTCTGACGATTCTTGTTGTCTTGCATCCTGACCTCTGAGTATTCAAAGCCCTAGATCGGAAGAGCGTCGTGTAGGGAAAGAGTGTAGATCTCGGTGGACGCCGGCTCAGTAAAAAACAACAAATAATAAAATAGAGATCTAATACAAAGAACACTCGATAACAGTAGAAGCACCAAGAGAGCAGACGAACAAGTGAGACGCA